TGAATATTTTAAAGTTTCGCCTGGCGAAAAAGTAGCAGTAATAGGAACTGTCAATTTATACGTAACTGAATTATCAGAATAATGGGAAAAGTTAGATCTGTAGAATATGATGGTGGTATAAAGACTCGATACATTCAAGAGTCTGATGGTAAATTAACTATCAATAATCAACAAGATGTAAATCCTTTATTAAAAAGAAATAAAGAACTTTACAATCATAATGATGGTTATTTAACCAAAGCAAAAGAAATGAAAAGAGTAGCTAGTATACCTCCATTAATTTTGCAGATCTGGGCTAAAGAATATAATGGATCCAATAATTGGTTTGGATTACCAAAAGAAATTCAAAGAAAAATAATGAGAACTAAACTAAACTCTAGTGAGTTTAGATACTTTAGAACAGCATCAGGAAATTTATAATGGCTATTTCAACATACGCAGAATTAAAAACATCTATAGCTAATTGGCTTAATAGATCAGATCTTACATCAGAAATATCTGGTGATTTTATTAAGTTAACTGAAGCTGATTTTAATGCTAAGTTAAGAATAAGACAAATGGAACAGATTGATTCTATAACAATCAATGCTGAAACAGTAACAGTACCATCTGGATTTATTGCAGTTAGATCTTTTTACTTGCTTGTCTCAAGCACTAAATATCCTTTAGAATATATTACACCAAGTAATATGTTTGAGATTAGAGGTGGATCAAGAACTGGTAGACCTAGATCTTATACAATAGAGGCAGATAATGCAACTGAACAATTCCGATTTGGCCCTAGTCCTGATACTAGCTATACTGGTTACTTATCATACTATAAAAATATCACAGCTCTTAGTGATTCTAATACATCAAATTATATTTTAAATAATCATCCAGCTATTTATTTATATGGATCTTTATATCATGCATCAAACTTTCTTGGTGGAATAGAACCTAATCAAGCACAAAACTGGTTAGGAATGTATCAAGCTGCATTAGAAAGATGTGAAAATAATGATAGACAAGATTCATATGGTGGCGCACCTGTTCAACAAAGAACAGATGTTCAAACTGATTTATCATTTTATAGGAATAGATAATGCAAATACCTTTTGGAGAATGGCTACCTGATCAACCACAACATATGAATCCAGGAGCTAACGTAGCAACTAATGTTTATTATGCTCTTAATTCTTATAAGAGATTTCCTTCTTTGGTAGACTATTCATCTAATAATATTAGCACAGACTCTAGAGGAGCAGGCTCTTTTAGAGATAACTCAGGAAACGTATATAACTTTGTAGCTAACAACACAGATATTTATCAATTAGATGGTGGAACCTTTACTTCAAGAAAATCTAGTTTAACAGGTGGCAACACAGATTTTTGGACTTTTACTCAATTTGGTAATTATATTATTGCAAGCAATGGTATTGATACACCTCAATATTATTTAATGGGAACATCTACTAACTTTGCTAATCTTTCAAGTATTGTTACATCAGGAACATTACCAACATTTAGAGTATCAGGAGTTATAAGAGATTTCTTAGTTACTGGTAATCATACTAATGCACAAAATAGAATTCAATGGTCAGGTATTAATGATATTGCTACTTGGGCAAGTGGTACTAAACAATCAGATTTACAAGATCTTCCAGGATCAGGTGGTGAAATAGTACATATTACTTCTGGAGAGATTGGATATGTATTTAGACAAAACCAAATAATTCGTATGGACTATGTTGGTGGAGCTACTGTATTTAGACTTTCAGTAATATCTCCTAATAGAGGAGCTGTATATGGAAGAACAGTATGTCAAGATAACAGACGTGTATTCTTTTATGCTGATGATGGATTCTTTGAAATTAATGGTGATAATGTTATTTCTATTGGCGCAGAAAAAGTAAATAGATTTTTTGATACAGATTTAAATAAAGCATTTAGTGATAGAATTTGCGCTGCTGTAGATCCATTTAATCAATTAGCATTATGGTTGTACCCTAGCTCAAATAATACTTCCAATACTACTGGAATATGTGATAGAATCCTAATTTATAATTATGCAACTCAAAAATGGTCTTTAGCAAATGCTAGTGCTAGTACTATATTTGCTCAATTTGTAGGAGCATATACTGTTGAATTAATGGATATTATATCTCAAAACTTAGATCAAATTAATATTGCATTAGACACAGATTTTTGGAGTGGTGGACAATTATTATTAGGTGCTATAGATAACAATTATAAAGCTGCTATTTTTTCTGGTACTGATAATGAAGGTGAAATTGAAACTTCTGAAGTAGAATTATATCCAGGATTTAGAAGTAATGTTCAATCTATTAGACCAATAGTAGATGCACAAGCTACAGTTAAAATTAAAACTAGAGATAGATTAGCTGATAATGTTGTTGAGTCTAGTGAAATATCTATGAACTCAACTGGTATCAATCCAGTAAGACAATCTGGAAGATATATTAAAATTAATGTTAAAACACCTAGTGGTGTTGCATGGAATCATGCACAAGGAATTGATTTAATAGCATCAAAAGCAGGATTAAGATGACAGATAAAACTGATATAGATAATGTAAGATATAGTTTTGAAACTCAAGAGTTCTTTCAAAGACAAATTGAGGAAGCTATAAATGCGCTTATTAATGAAAAAAATAAAGAAAACAATAAAGCATTTGCTTAGTTTATAGGAGACTAAATGGCAGGGATTAAAGATTATTCAACAACGAATTTAAACAACACATCATTAAATGGTATCTCAGTTGCAG